TGGTTGTACTGATCTGGTTGTCGTCATCAGAAGCGCTAGGTGTTGTGTATGTAGCGACCTCGGATCCATCAATCTTGACGGTATAGGTCACGTCATAAGAAACAGCCTGCACAAAGATCAACCCATTGTTCTCTCTTGCAGGAGACAGTTCAGAGCTAAGAGCTGTTGCCTTGTTTCGATTAAGCAGTAAGCCTGTTGGGCCATTGTTGATAAGGACGTAACCCTTAAACAGATCACTGGCGTTATACAAGTAGCCAGTGCTGTCAATATCAATGCCGCCATTGTTCAGGGTCATTCCTGTCCCATGAACGTTTAAGACAGGAGGTACGCCGTTTCTGAAGATCTCTAGTCGAGTCTTATCCCCGCTGGGATACAACAAAACGCTATAGCTTTCGGTTGCGCTTACATCAAGCATCTCTAGATAAAAGTTATCCAGAGCAAAGTCTTTAATCCTGGCAACCATTCGCATTGGGTTGCGTTTAGATAAGCCTTCAACAGGACTACTCCACCCATTGATTTGTTCTTGCCCTTGACCGACAAGCCTTAAGTGAGGAGGTTGTTGACTGACTCCTTGAATTAAGGAATCCATGTTGACTTTGATAGGAGATGACGTTCTCCCTGCACCTCTACTGGGGGTGATGCGACTCTTAGCTCTCATGAGTTTCTCCTGTAGAGGCGACCTTGGGCTGGAATAAAGCCGTTGCCTTGACCAATCTGTCTGTTGTTACCCCAAAGGAGGTTGTCATAAAGAGTGCTTTCCTCAGCGCGAATGAGCTGCGCTCTCGCATACTCTTCATCCTGCGCTGTATATGTGAATATGACGTTGCTATTGATAAATCGATCTGAATAGATTCTTGCCGCTCTGATAGTGATGTATTGCTGTGCTTGATGTGGAAGTTCATCCCAGTTGAGCTTCATCACCATCGTGTCAACAACAATGTCCTGAGGATTCTCAGTGCTAGCAATCTTGTAAGTCTTAGCGTTGCGATCCCAGACCCTGTTGCCTCTTGCAACGTAAGGACAATCGGCATAACGATTGGGTGAGAAGGTCACCCTCAGTGCATTGCCTGGTAGGGGATATTCAAGGACAGCATCAGGCGGAACGTTCACGCCGTTGTCTGTGTTCCAGCTCCAACCTTCTGCCTGCACATCAGTGTTGACTTCAATCAACGTGCGCTGAGCAAGAGCGCTGTCTGTAATCTCGTTCGCTTCAAGATCTGAAAACTGGCTGATCGGTGCTTCCCCGATGACAGCCAGCAAAGTATTGATGCTGTCTAATTCGGTCAAGACACCTGGCAGTCGCTAGGCACAGCTTACTGTCAACTGTTAAAGCCGTTCAACTTGTTGGATGAAGAGCGTCCCATTCAGCTTGTGATGCAACATAGAAATTCATTGCATAGTTGATGGGCGAGTCCGAAGCATTTGAATCTGTTGCAGTAAGCGTGACGGTAGGCCCACCTTCTTGGGGGAAAGTAAGCGTTGTTGTTGCTGCTTGGCTGCTTACCGTTAAGGGGTAGCCACCACGAGCTTCCCATTTGTAAGCAGGTTGTGCGTCACCGCTAATGGTTGCTACTACATGCACTGGTGTGTTCACTGCTACATGAATTGCTTCACCCCATACAACTGCTACTCCATCCACAGTCAGGGATATCAGTCCGATAGTTGTCTGAGGATCAATAGTCTTGATCCCAGTAACACTGTTCAACTGAACTAGCGGGTCAGACGAATCACGGGCTTGAGACTGAAGCTTGAGTTGGCCTGCTTCGGTGATCTCGAAATAGACAGGAGTTTTCGAGTTGGTTGTATTAGTCCAAGACTGATTGACCCATGTATCAGAACCAAGTGCTTTGGTCTGAAAGCGATACCTGTAGGTGACAGGTTCAACTCCGCCTTCGTATTCAGCAGTTCGTCCTTCAACGGTCTTGCCTATTTGATAGACGTTCGTGCCTACCCAGTTGGATCCTTTGCCATCAGCAACAGCTAAGGGTTTGACAGGTTCTGGCTGTGGTCCTGGTTCGCTACCTGGACCCTTGACCATCACAACCTCTGTTCCTTTATTGCCAGGCTCCTTTAGTTCACGAACCATTGTTGGCCTGACAGCAGGTGCTGGCCTTGGTGGAACAGGGGGCAGGATGATCGTTGACATCAGCTCTTGCTCTTAGGTGCGGACTTCTTGGTCTGTTCTGCGGGAACGTCTGGCGCAATTGTTGAGACCGGCTCGCCCTTGGTCAGGTCTCCGTTGAATACGACGTAATCAACTGGAGCTTCAGGGAGAAGCACTTGGTCTGTAGTCCACTCAGCTGGTGGGTTGACGGTAATGCTGGCCATAAAAAAGGAGGGATATGACTCCCTCCATCTTGACATCGTTCAAGCAGCTGTGAAGATCACTGACTGTTTGAGATCTCAACGCAACACTCAGGACGAAGCACGCCAAAGCCAGCTGCGTATTGAGCTTTCAGTTTTGTACTGTTGTACATCACTTCGTAATCATTGCCGGTTGAAGACATCTGGATATCTTTCAAAGTAACAGCACCAATACCATTACGTTGGAAAGCCAGCATCTTGGTGTTGGTCATGTTAACTGTTGACTTAACGTCAGAACCGTTAAACACATAACCAGCTTCACCTGCCCCTGCAGTTACATTGCCTTGGGCAATGTTGTTGCTGGAGTAGATGCTGAAGCCAGCCAGCTTGGCGATCTGACCTTCGCTGTAGGAACCGTTAGAACCTTGCTGGTTGAAGTCGAAGTTCACTGCGCGTGAACTCTGAATCAACGTATAGAAGGACTCAGGTGTACAGACGACGCAACGATTCTCCTTGGAAATATCCTTTGAGTCGAGCGCTTCTGCAGCAGCAAAGACAGCAGCAACCAAGTCGTCAGCTGTAGGAGCTGACTTGTTGATGTCTACTACCGTTCCTGTGCGGAAAGGATCGTCAGGACTAAGACCAGTAGGAAGGTTAGCGGTCAAGTCACCTGTTGATGTGCGAGCACCAATGGCAAGCAAGCGAGCAATACGCTTGTCCCAAGCCCTTGCAAGAGCTTCGCCCAATTCGTTGCTGTAGATGCTGCGAATATCGTATGCGGCCTTGGCTTCATCAAGGTCAAAGATATCTGCGGCAGCAGTTAAGTACTCATCAATTTTGATGATTACTTCGTTCTGCGCGAGATCGCCTTGACCTCCAACAAATGCTCCCGGCGATTGCCAATCTGCCGTGAAGCGACCAGTCACGGGAAACTGTGCAGAGCGGCCTGAGTTAATACTCCGCTTCTGAATCATGTCTCCGAACACGCAGACTCGCTTGAAGGCAGACAGCACCTCGCCACTGAAAACCTTTAAGAAAAGTGCGTTGTCCTTTGCCCACGTTCCAGTGTCGCCATTAATAGCGCCACCCCTTGAAAGGGAGATTGGATCCATCGTCATGATTGTTGCCTAAATAGATTTGCGGTTGATCGACAATGAGCTGGTTTGGCTCACCAATCACCACTACCTAGGTGTCTCCGTAGAGGGCCAGGAGCAGATGCAAATGGCGTCGTATCTGCTCCCTTTATAAGTCATTGTTACCGACTTTGAAACACACCCGTACTTGCAGCCATACGTTGCTCTACTTCTTTGATGTAGGAAGGATCCATGCGAGGGCCGTTCTGATAGCGAGGATCATTCATGGCAGCAACAACTTGCGCTTCAGATTCAAACGGCACTGCGCTTGATTGAGCTGCAGATGTACCACGTGCAAGTCTTGGTTCATAACCAGTTGCCATCATGTGATCATATTGAAGGCCCTTCAATTGATTAATGATCTGCGACTGGTCACCTGCTTCCAAGGCTTTATTGAACGATGTCAATCTTGCCTCAGGAAGATGGGTGCTAGCCCAGCCTGCAACAGCCTTGTAGCGATCTTCACCACCAACCTGTCTGAACATGGACTCACGGATCTCTGCCGCTTGTTCAGGTGTTACTTGATTGGCAGGCCGAGCTTCTTGGTCCTGCTGCTGCTGTTGCGGAGGAGCAAATTGTTCAGGTTCTGGTGGTGCTGCCTCTTGCCCGCCCTTCAACCTGCTGTACTCAGACTGCAGAGACTTGAAAGCCTCAACCACTTCATCAGTTGAGTTGTACTTCCCCATGATCAGGCCTTCACCTTCAGGAAGTGCCTCATCAATTAGTTCAGTACGTGCTGCTTCAACCTTTGCTGCTTCCTCTGCAGCACCATCAGACTCAAAGGAGCCGTCACCTGTTTGGATAAGAGAATCAGTCATTAGTTGTAAGAACCTTTTTCCTTCTTGAAGTTGTCCTTGATAATCATGCGGCCACCATCAGGCAAGTCTCTATAGCGAGTACCTGGTGGCAATGCATCATCAGGCTGCTGCTGTGGGTTGACCTTGCTGGGGTCCGGCGTTGATGTTCGCCGTGACCTGGGGAGGGGCTGTTGCTCCATTTTGAATAGCACCTTGCGCGAGTTGTTGTTCTAAGTTTACCTGTTGTGCTTGTGCTTGTTCAGCTTGCAGTTCTTGCTCTGACTTCACCAATCCTGCAATGTCAATACCATCAGAAGCAGCAAATCGTCTGATCAACTCAGATGGGTTGATGAAGGACAAGAACTGTTCTGGTCCCAACGCAGCGCTGATTGTTTGCAGGAACTCAGTAAGCCGTGCCTTGTCATTGCCCCGTCCAATCGCTTCCAGTCCTGTTGTGATCTGCGGTGAGATCAATCCTTCAGGAATGGGTGGCACTTCGCCGTCCTGCTCCATTAGATAGAGCACCCGTTGAATCAACGGCAGCTGCATCTCAGTGGACAGCAGGCTGTAAGCCCCAGCCAATCCAGAATCCAGAGACTCGGCCATGACTCTGATCTCTTCTGCTGTCACCCTCTCAGCGTTTCGTTGAATTGCTTCGTTAGATAAGAAGGCAAAGTTCAGCCGACGTTCAATGATCTGCATCGTCTGCAGTGCAGTAGAGAAGTCATTTTGTTTATTCGTCTGAAGGGCTTCAACATCAGCTGCGTTACCAGCAACGATTGCACCGTTCTCAGCACGGGCCAACACGTCAGCTCTAGTCATCCCGTTGGGGTTGACCAAGAACATGGCCTTAGCTGCAATCAAGCTGCCTTCAACAATTGCCTGACTTAGTGATTCAAGAGACTGCAGATCTCCAATCACGTTCTCAGTCAGTGAGCGACCGTAGCTTTCGCCTGCGATGGCTTGCATGCGCAAACAAATCCAGGGGTTGCTCGCAAGCTTGCTGAATCCACTGGTCTTAGGAATCTTCTTGTCGTCATATTCCTGATGCCATTCAACCAAGTCCTCGTCAGCATTCACCTTGACGTAGGTGTACAAGTCATAGGGCTTACGAGACACGTCGTCCTCGTTGTTGACATCCTTGACTTCCGTGCCTGGTGGCAAGTGATCTGCTGCCACTTGCTCGCGGACCACGATCTCACTGATGTTGCCCTCAGGGTCACGGTCAACGACATAGGAACGCAGGCTGTACATACGCACGCCTTCTGCTCCTACATAAAGCAGAGCGTTACCACCAACAATCAAATGCTTGATTGCTTCAAACAAAGCTGTCCTTGCCTTAAGGGAATCAAGCTTCAGCAACAGCTGTCTCTCCATAGAAGAGAGAGCGATGTCTAGCTGTGACTGCAACTCAGTTGGGTCAGCCTGGTTCTGCTCCATGTACTCCTCCAACTTCGCCTTATCAATCGTCAAACGAAAGAAGGGTTGAGCTGGGGGATAGAGAGCAAGGAGAAGTTTGGCGCTTAGGCCTGACACTCCAACAGCCCCAGCTCCTTGATATAAGGACTTCAGATTGTTGTAGTCCTCGCCGGTCCAACCCCAGTTCAGATCTGACTGAGGAATGAGAGCAGGGATTGTTAGAGCAGAGCAATCAATAGCTCGCTGCAAGTAAATGGAACGATGGAGTTGGAGATTGTTCCAACGAGAGCGAGCTGTGTTTTTCATTAGGCGAGTTGTAAACCTGACAGTGGATTGGCTTGTGTCCCTAGACCGCTAACAATTGCAAGTGATGCAAGGCCTGATGTCTTTTTTGTTGGTTGACCTAGGTCACGACGCTGTTCAGCTGCTGCTGATTTCTCAGCATTAGGAACATCAGCGCGAGAAAGGTTTGCAAACTCAGCTTGTTGTTTTTGAAACTGGGCCTGCTGCTGAGCCATTTGCTGGCGAAAGTTGTCCTGTGAAGCAGCAAAGGAACGAGCCTGTTGATCTAGGCGTTGGCCAAGACTGCCAATTTGACTGTTGTATCCAGCAGTGACATCTGCTGTGATTTGGTTTTGAGCGTTAGGCGAGTAGTACAGGCCCTGCGCTGCCGCAAGTTCTGTAATTTGTTGCGTCGAAAGACCAGCTTCTTTTGCCCTGTTGTAAGCAGGTAAGCCAAGGCTGTCGAAGTTTGCTTCGATGTAAGAGCGAAGGTCGGTGTTGGCCATAGTTATGCGAGGGAAAGACCAGCGGTGGGAGAGGACTGAGTGCCTAAACCACTAAGGATGGATAAATCAGATAAGCGATTGCTTTCTTTTTCGCGAGTAGTGTCTTTTCTTTGGTCGCCAATCTGTGCGCTGAATGCATTCTCTTCTGCTTCAGGCACTCGTGCCCGTTGCATGTTCTGCATCATGGCCATCTGTTGGTTGTAACTATTTTGCGCAGCCTGCATTTGGCCTTGCATCATTGTTTGGAATTGAGTCATTGAGTTCTGCTGAGTTGCAAGCAGATCTTCAAGAGCCCCATAGCGTTCGGTAAATCCAGCCGTCAGCTCGGCCAATCGTGCATTGAAGTCATCGTTTAATTGAGTGGTGTTGTTTGCAATGTCTTCAGTTGCCTTTTCTGCATACTCATCAGCTCTGTCATTAGCAGCTTTGACATCATCTGCTAATGAACCAAGGATGTCATCGTATTCACCAGTGTCTCTTGGCGATGCTTCTTTTTCTCCTTCAGGTTCAGACTTCCTGGGACCGCCAAGAACATCGTCAACTCTTCCGTAGACAGTGCGAGTGCCTCCTTTCTCCCGCCGACCATCTCGGCCAGCTCCTGTCCAGCCTCTGTACTTTTCCTGTCCAACAGCAACCCAGCCTTCTCCTCCTGTGTAGTTAATGTCGAACCCGTAATCTTCATGGGCGCGAGGTTCACTTGGGGGAAGGTATGGGATGCCGTATTTGGTAGCCCATGCGTTACCTGTTCCCGATTCGTATTCGGAAGCCATAGCTTTGAAATCAAATAGGACTTTTAATCGGCTGCCTTAAGTCCTTGAAGGAACCTAACCACAGACCGTTGTCCTGAAGAATATCTGATCTGATCAACAGAGTCAGCTAGCTCCGGTGTTCGCTCAGGGAATAAACGATCAAGTGCATCTAACACTTCATCGCTTATACCTTGAACAATGATGCGCTTCAGTGTGTCGGGGGATTCCATAAATGGACCTCATGTGTTTTGAAGTTGTACTCTCCATTGCGCAAGATGCGCGTCAGTCGAGCCTGTAGTAAGGCAGTTTCCCTTGGCGTCGGGTCTTTCCCTTTTGATCGATATGTTGAAACAACGTTTTCCCAACACTCCACGGGGTCCGCAAGGTTGAACCCTTCAACAATTCTCTGGGCACCTGTCGGGCCAACGCTTTTGCATCCCGGTATTCCATCGGTTGTGTCTCCACTGATTGCTTGTTGATACCTGAAACGTTCTGCTTCTTCATCGGTTACTCCCCAGTCTTCTTTGTCAATCCAGGTGTGATGTCCTGGGATTTGATTTAAGTCTTTGTCGCCTGATGCAATGACCACTTGTCTATCACTAAGCATTGTCGCAAAGATACCTATAAGATCATCAGCTTCTATGCGGTGATACATGTAGGCACCCTCCTCTTGTAACAGCTCGTTTTTAAGAGCCTTAAACCCAATCGGCTTTGGTCCTTTCCTATTGATCTTGTAGGTAGGTGCCAACTCACGCCGGAAGGCAGAGCGCTCAGTAAAGCAATGGATGACATCACTGCGTTGAAGCTTGTACGCATCAAGCCAGCGATCAACTGTGTCCCAGTAATAACGACGGGCATCAGGCAGCTCGCTGTGCCTAGTCCATACGTCATCAGCTAGTTCAACCTCAACCTCAGTCGAGGAGCACGCTCTAAACAAGAGCATGTCTGCATCAAGGATCAGAGTCATTTGATCTCCATGTCACGCACAATGTCACGCACGCCGTTGGTGGCACAGCACCAACCAGACCAGTAAGCCTCGGCGTATGAGAAAGGAAGCTTGTGCTCATAACCACAAACAGCGTTCTCTAGATTTTTCATCCCGTCGTTGTACATCACGTTGAGCGCAGCACCTGTAATTGTGTAGATGGCGTCATCATCAAGTGGGCCTTTGAGCTTGTAAGTCATGAGGTCGATTATCAAGTGAGCAAATGTGGGTCGGACTTACATGAGCCGGATCGGCAAAGGCTTAAGGGGAACACTCCACCCCAGCCGACTGCCCGGCTACAACGCCGATTGTTAGTTGTTGATTTCGTGAAACCTGCAGCTGTCCATGTAGTGCAGCTTTGACATCAAGCCAAGGGTTCCCTTGACCCTGTTCTTTTTCAGCCAACAGTTAGTCGTGTTCGCTTCAATCTTGTCTTCGCTGCTTGGGTTGCGTTGAAGCATGACAACGTGGTCAGGAATTTGCGCAAGCGAATGCGAGCCCCTAAGTGATTCCAACCCTGGTTCCCCACCGGACTCAGCCGCGGTTCCAAATCCGCTGGTTCTTGATAGATGGGCAACGACAAGCATCGTGAATTTGAGTTCAACGCAGAGCGTTTTGAGATCTTTGATGCAGCGGTCAATAGCCCGGCGCTGGTCAGTAGCAAGAGAAATACCATCAGCTAATAAAGAGAAGTGATCAAGGACTACGACGCGACAGCCTTCGCCGAGAACGTAGTGTTTAACAGCAGCAACGAAGTCATCAAAGTCTTCACTGCCAAACTTATCTGCGAGAAAGATGTTGTCAGCAAAGGTGTCTAAAGCTTTCTTGATGTCCTCAGGATCGCGGCGTTGTCTTTGTTCAACGGTGTCAAGGTGAAAGCCAGGGCTATAACCCAGCTCTTCGCTCAACATCCGTTCGAGACTGGTAACGCAGTCCTCTTCGTAACCGAGATAGGCAACTCGGATCCCACCCTTGGCCAGGCTTAAGGCAATGGATCTAGTGAATAAGCTCTTGCCGATCCCCGTGCCACCGGAAACCATGATCAATTGACCTGGCTTCATCCCTTCGGTGTATCGGTTCCACCCTTCCCATGGGAAAGGCAGACCCATCCGATCAACAGGATTCAACACCTGATCCAACAGATCAGGAGCATGAACAATGGAGTCAGGCCGGTGCTTACTTGCGTTGTTGATAGCGCCAAGGATGGCGGCTTCATCGTCAGCAACTAACGCTTCATTGGCATCTTTGTAAGCAAAGCCAGCAGCAATGCAGGCCGTAGGCCCAACCAATTCAGCAAGCTTTGCCGCTGCTTTTTTACCTGGGTCATCGTTGTCCATAAAGATGACAACACGCTTGAACCCAAGGATCCAAGAGAGCTGTTCTTGACAGGCCTTATGTGCTGACTGAGCACCATCAGGGATGGAAGCACAGACAAACTTTTGGCTTGCTCTGTTCTTACTCAGTACCTGATGCACTGACATGGCATCGATCTCTCCCTCACATAAAACGAGAGTTCCTTCACTGCCTAGGTGCTGCCCGAACAGCTGAACCTTGATGCTCTTGTCACGGCCAACCCAACCGAACTGCTTATCGCCGTAGCGGATGTGCTGTGCTGTGGTCAGTCCGTTGCTGTCTCTGTAGTTAGCGATCTGTGCATCAGATCCTCTGAACTGACCAGCAACGTAGTCATATAAGCGAAAGGTTTTAGATGCAATCTTTCGCAGGCTGTCGAGTGGGTTGCCAGGTAGCAACGCCACTTGCTTGGTGACTTCATCCGTGCGTGGCACGTTCAACAAGTCAGCGACTGAAGTGTGTTTACTCATTGGCTTCCAGGGATCTCCATTTGAATCCGATCTCCTTTCACAGACGAAGCAGTAGATGCTTCCGTCTTCGTATTGCCACGCCCCGTCCGTGCTTTCGCAGTCTTCACGGGGACATGGAAGGTGGGTTTTTGCCCTGCCAGCCATTGCTCTAAGAACTCCTTAGGGATAGGGATGGGACACCAAGCAATCCCGTTCTTGGTTGCCCATTGGGCATAGGTGGTCTTGCTCTTTTTGTTCAACGTCTGGTGTGGACGTTGGAGTGCAACAAAGATCTTCAGGTCAGGGTTGTTGATAACAACCGAAAGGAATTTCTGGCGATCGGAACTCTGCCACCAGCCCTTGACCTCTACGTGTACGTCACCGATCTTGAAGTCCGGCTTGTACTTGCGGTGAAGGGTGTAGGGAAAGGATTCCTTTTCGTATTCAGGGTTGAAACCCTGCTCACGCAGGGCATCTTCAACCTTGTCTTCCAGACCTGAACGATGCTCTTTGTTCTTGCGCTGTTTATTCCAGCGGTTGAACTTTTCAAGCATCAGATCAGTGCTTCTTCTTCAGGTTCAACAACGAACGTGCCGCCATCAATGGCCTCAAGTTTCACGTCGTTACCTTCCGCTAGCTCTGCGATTTGAAAGCCAACAAGCCTCAGGCTGATGCCTTTGTTGCCTGGGTTGTTGTAGATCCCGTGCTCATAGACAGCAAGGCCGCGACTTCCGCGAGGGACATCAATGGGATCAGTGAGGATGCGACCCACTGAGTCATAGATGCGAGGAGGAGTCTGCTTGTTTGTGTCTCCCTGCTTGCTCTTCCATGTGGTTTGACGCTTAAAGACAGCGAGGAAGTTGCCTTCATCAGGAGTCTTGTTGCCTTCTTCGTCCTTGATTTCGCTCGGCTTGATGCCGTTCTTTAGCGATGCAAGAGGAGGGAACTTGGCATGAAGAGGGTTCTTCTTTCTGTACGTCTCAAGCTCGTCATCCATGCGAGTGAGCATTTCATTAGTGGCTGGCTCGTCAAGAACTAAGCCCAAGGTCCACTCAGTTTTTCCGTAGTCAGATGTACGCGCTTCGATCAGATTGCTCCAGGCAACACGACCTACAGATGTCTTGAATTGTGGCATTAGAATGAATAGATTGACCGTTGGTTGAACCAACACCGTAAGCGTACTAAAGCTATTGAACGTTGTCAATGTCTAGCAGAACAAATAGGGATTTTCCCCCAGCCTTTCTCTGTCCAGCGTTCCCACAACTGGTGGCTCAGGTAGCTCGCACATGAGCGACGCCTCGGCTGTGGCCTTGTGTCTCGCAAGGTGATCAACCGAATAGAACCTGGCCCATTGATCATTTAGCTCTGCCCGTAATGTCACAACATGGTCAAGCGTCGTGCCAAAACAGTCGTGAACAGTTGAGATTGGATGCCCGTAGGTGTCGTGCCAGTGGCAAATGAAACGCTGCAAATAAGCTGCATCCATTGAATGCACATAGTCAGGGACCATCTTGCGTTTAGTTCGTTCCACATTGAACGTGGTCTTGTCTTGATCCTTTTGTTGGACCTTTATTGTCCTATTCGCTACGCGCAAGTCAACGTAATCTCCAACTGTCACATTGCTATAGCTCTGCACCATCAATCCATTGGGCGTGAACCAGTGAGGGCGGATGTTCTGTTTCATCTGCATCGCACCAATCTTTCCCAGCCA